AAAGGCAAGGGATTTTGCATCAAGCCACGAACTTCACGATTCTGTAAGAGGCGAACCAAGTAGGATATTCACTAATAATACTAATGCTGCATCAACTAATTATGATGGGTTTGTATCTTTAGATTCTAATGGATTTAGTCTTGATGGAACAGGAGGTGGCGGCTCTGTAAACGATACTAATTCCTACGTTGCTTGGTGTTGGAAAGCAGGGGGTTCGGTTACACCGAACAATAACACAGATGGAGATATAACCTCAACAGTTAGCGCAAATCCTGATGCAGGGTTTAGTATTGTGAAGTGGACAGCAAATGGCGGCGATGCTACTATTGGACACGGTATATCTACCCCTGAACTTATTATAGCCAAAAGAACTGATTCAACAAGTAATTGGGCAGTACAAGTTCCGTCTATAGGTAATGGCTATCTTTTATTAAATTCAACAATTGCTTATTCAGGTTTAGACCCTTCTGTTTGGAATAATACCGCACCAACATCAGAAGTATTTTCTACCGCAGGTAGTAGTGGCGAATTTTTTAATACAGGAAATTTTATCGCCTACTGCTTCCATTCAGTAGATGGGTATCAGAAGGTGGGGAGTTATACAGGTCAAAGCGGAAATGTTACGCCTTCTTCAACTAATTCAATAGGCTTTAGACCAAGATTTTTAATCATTAAAAGGTATGATGGTGGAGGTAATTGGTATATGTTTGATTCAACAAGGGGTGTAACTAAATTTTTAGTGGCAGATTCAAGTGCTGCAGAAGGAACAACAAGCCAAGTGACATTTAGTGATAATGGATTTTCAATTAGTGGTTCTTTAGCTACTGCAAATGAAAGTTCAATCTATTTAGCAATAGCATAAACAATGGAAAATTTGAAGATATACGGATTCAATACAATAGCATAAAACAATAATTAAATAAAATGAATAAAATTAAATCATATCTAACTCTAGCTCTATCAATCTTTGCGCTTAATATAGGGTTATCTCAACAAAATGAACAGTATATCGTTAAGTCCCCTACTAAAGAGCTTAAGATGGTTCTTTATTCTAACGGAAAACCAGTAGTGGAGGGCTATGTGATTGCTGTAGGGAATAAGTTGATAAATCACGGTATGTTTGTTGTTTACAAACCAGATGGGTTTGTAGAACAAACCATACACTATGATATGGGAAAAATAGTTAAAATCACTAACTTTAGTGAGGAAGATAAAATATAATGAATTACATTAGAAAGATTTCAGTTGGAGCAGACTACAAGAATGCCATGCACTACATAGTCAATCAAGAGGTTCTAGGAGGATCGTACACAATAAGCGATATAGCTCAAGAGCAGGAAGGATTCAGTGTTTGGGTCAAGAAAAATGAAGAGTCTGTAAAGTGGAAAGAGTTTAAAGACATTCCAGTAGTAGTAGAATACAATATAAATTTAATATGACACCAAGATGGGATTATCTGGTAAAGCCACTAGGAAAGGAATACAACAACACAAAGACGATAGCAAACCAAGAGTTCACGATAAACACATCAATAGAGGATGCCAGTTATGTGAACAGAATGGGTGTTGTGTGTGCGGTGCCGAAGGGTGGAGAGATACCACTTGGTAGCCTAGTAGTTGTTCATCACAATGTGTTTAGAACATATTTAGACGCCAAGGGTAAGAAAAGAAAAAGTAACGAGTTCTTTAGGGATGGAGAGTATCTAGTTAATCCTCAAAGAATATACATGTACAAAGATGACAAGGGGTGGAAAACTACAAAAGATTACTGTTTCATTTCTCCTATCGATCATAATCAAGATAACGAAATTTATAGATCGGACAAGAAAGAAGAAGAGCATGTGGGAATTGTAAAGCATAGCTCTGTATTTGATGAGGGAGAAAAAATAGGGTTTACTAAAAACTCAGAGTATGAGTTTACCATAGACGATCAAAAAGTCTACAGAATGAATCATAATGATATTTGTATTAAATTTAATTAAATGGAAGAGTATTGGGTTACCACATCAACGTGGGAAAATTATTGTTTCACTTATACATACACTGATGAGTGATACTAAGGATACAATATTAAGAGTTATATCGGCAGGAGAAAGAGCTGTAGATGAACTTATAAAAGTTGCTGAAGAAAAGATAATCACAGGGCATAAGGACGATGAATTAGCTGCTGATAGATTAAAGAATGCGGCAGCAACAAAAAGACTAGCTATAGAGGATGCATTTGCTATTCTACAGAGAATAGAAAACGAAAGAGATAAATTAAATGGCGAAGATCAGACTAAAGACGGCAAAGGAAAAGATACGGGATTCCAAAGCTTTGCAGAGTCCAGAGGACGAAAGTCTTGAGCTATGTAAGGTTATCTCTCATATCGATGATAAGACTAGGGATAAGCTAAACAAAAAGAAAGCTTGGGACTATGGATATAACAGTGAGCACGATGTAGTTGTTATATCAAAATCTGGACAAATTGGTGAAGTTGTTGAAGTGCAAAATTTAAAAATAGCACTACCTTTGCAACCGAAAGAAATTCACAAAAGAAGTGAAAAAGACTCGGACCAATATTGGGAGCCATTTGAGTATCCAAAAGAACTGTCAAGGATCAAGACCATTTTCCAGTGGAATGAGTATCCGAATGCATTCAAAGAGTCATGGGTCGACTACATTGAGGATGAGTTTGATAGGAGAGAGAGTGGTTTTTGGTTTAAAAATAATGGTCTTCCTACTTATATTACTGGGTCTCACTACATGTACCTCCAATGGACAAAGATCGATATTGGGCATCCAGAATACAGAGAATCAAACAGAATATTTTTTATCTTCTGGGAAGCCTGTAAAGCAGACGACAGATGCTACGGCATGTGCTATCTTAAGAACAGACGTTCAGGATTCAGCTTTATGTCATCAGCAGAAACAGTTAATCAGGCTACAGTCACCTCCGATGCTAGGTTCGGTATTCTATCCAAGAGTGGTGCAGATGCAAAGAAAATGTTCACAGACAAAGTCGTGCCAATCTCAACAAACTATCCCTTCTTCTTCAAGCCAATCCAAGATGGGATGGACAGACCAAAGACAGAGCTTGCATACAGAGTGCCAGCATCAAAGCTCACAAGAAGATCTATCGCAGACACAGAAAACAATGACGACCTTGCAGGACTCGACACAACCATTGACTGGAAAAACACTGGAGATAACTCATACGATGGTGAAAAGCTACGTCTACTCGTCCACGATGAATCTGGAAAGTGGGAGCGTCCCGATAATATCCTCAACAACTGGCGTGTCACTAAAACTACATTAAGGCTAGGTAGAAGAATCATAGGCAAGTGTCTAATGGGATCTACCTCAAATTCTCAAGACAAAGGAGGGGGAAACTTTAAAAGACTTTACAGAGACTCTGACGTAACGCAAAGAAACGCAAACGGTCAAACCAAAAGCGGAATGTACTCTTTATTTATTCCTATGGAGTGGAACTTTGAAGGGTTTTTAGATCAATACGGACAGCCAGTCTTCAGGAAGCCAAATAAAGCCGTTTTAGACCATTACGGAGACGTTATAGATGGAGGGGTACTAGACTACTGGGAAAATGAAGTAGAGAGCCTTAGAAACGATTCTGACGCACTTAATGAGTTCTATAGACAGTTCCCTAGAACGGAAGGTCATGCATTTAGGGATGAAGCAAAGAATAGTTTATTTAATCTCACAAGAATATACGAGCAGATAGACTTTAACGATAACCTACAAAGACAGCGTGTGGTTCAAAGAGGAGGGTTCTCTTGGAGGAATGGTGTTAAGGATACAGAGGTTATATGGACACCAGAGAAACATGGAAGGTTTTATGTAAGCTGGATACCGCCTCTTGAGCTTAGAAACAGGGTTATAAATAAAAATGGATTTAAGTATCCAGGCAATGAGCACATAGGTGCTTTTGGATGTGACTCTTATGATATATCAGGGACTGTTGGTGGTGGAGGTTCTAATGGTGCTTTACATGGATACACTAGAATGAATTTAGATGGTCCTACTAATATGTTCTTCTTAGAGTATGTATACAGACCACAAACGGCAGAGCTGTTTTATGAGGATGTTCTTATGGCTATGGTGTTTTATGGAATGCCAGTATTAGCTGAGAACAACAAGCCTAGGCTTTTGTATCACCTTAAAAACAGAGGATATAGAAAATGGAGCATAAACAGACCCGATAAACACAGAAATGATTTATCTAAAGCCGAAAGAGAGCTTGGGGGGATTCCCTCATCTCCAGCTGTAATATCTATACATGCTGAAGCAATAGAGAGTTATATAGAGAACAATGTAGGATTTAGTGATGAAGGTACTGGTAATATGTACTTTAATAGGACATTATTAGATTGGGCTAACTATGATATTGGTAATAGAACCAAGTTTGATGCAACAGTTAGTTCAGGTCTTGCTATCATGGCAAACCAGAAATACGTCATTAAGGCTAAAAGAAAAGATACAGAAATAAATGTTAACTTTGCAAGGTATAATAATACAGGCACAGTTAGCTCTATTATAAAGTAAAAATATGCGAGGAACTTCTGGGAAGTACGTTATTGGATTTCCAAATCAATTAGCTTCAGATGCTGAGAAAGCATCAAAAGAATATGGGCTTATGGTAGGGCACGCTATAGAGTCTGAGTGGTTTAGAAAAGAGGGTGGTCAATCAAGGTTTTACAACAACCGTGACACCTATCATAAACTAAGAACATATGCAATGGGCGAGCAGTCTGTAAGAAAGTATAAAGACGAGCTTGCTATTAATGGAGACATATCATATCTAAACTTAGATTGGACTCCAGTGCCTATTATACCTAAGTTCGTAGACATTGTAGTTAATGGCATTTCAAATAGATTGTTTGATGTAAAAGCTGAGGCGATTGACCCAGTATCTTCAAACAAAAAGGCGATGTACAAGAATCGCATCCAGACAGAGATGCGTAACAAAGAAGACTTCGAGGAAATCGGAGCTATGCTAGGAAAGGATATGTTTAGCGTACAGCCAGACATGCTTCCTGAGACAGATGATGAGCTAGACATACATATGCAAATCGATTACAAAGATGATATCGAGATTGCTGAGGAAAAAGCTATTACATCTGTATTAAAGCATAACAACTACGAACATATAAAGAAAAGAATTGATGAAGACTCTACGGTTATTGGAGTCTCTGCTGCAAAGCATACATTCAATACTCATGATGGAATAAAAGTTGATTACGTTGACCCAGCTGATTTAGTATTCAGTCCCACAGAGGATCCGCACTTTCAGGATTGCTATTACTTTGGAGAGGTTAAAAATGTAAACATTACGGAGATCAAAAAGGTTGATCCATCAATAACACAAGAAGAGATAGAAGAGATTGCCAAGTCGGCATCTAAGTTTGATTCATATCAAGGAATGCGAGGTGGTTATAAAACTGACTCATTTGATAAGAATACTGCGACATTATTATATTTCTGTTACAAGACTGACAAGAATATCGTATACAAGAAAAAGAAAACAGCACAAGGCGGAGAAAAAGTGCTAAGAAAGGACGATCAATTCAACCCACCTAAAACAGAACAAGCACGTTTTGAAAAATTATCTAAAAGAATTGATGTATGGTACGAAGGTGTTCTTGTATTAGGAACGAACAAAATCCTCAAGTGGGAACTGATGAAAAACATGGTGCGTCCAAAGAGTTCAATGGAGAGAGTGTACGCTCCCTACGTTGTGTCTGCGCCAAAAATGTACAGAGGTCAGATTGATTCACTTGTAAAAAGAATGATTCCTTTTGCGGATCAGATACAACTATTACACCTTAAACTTCAGCAGGTTGCTGCCAAGATGATTCCAGACGGAGTCTTTATTGATTTAGATGGACTATCAGCAATAAACCTAGGGAACGGAAATACATACTCTCCGCAGGAGGCTTTAAATATGTACTTCCAAACAGGTTCTGTATTAGGTAGAAGTTTAACTGAAGAAGGAGAGTTTAACAGTGGGAAAATCCCAGTACAAGAGTTAACCTCATCTGGAGCTAACTCCAAGATATCCTCTCTTATTAGTATGTACAACTACAATCTCAATATGTTGAGAGGCGTGACAGGCTTAAATGAAGCTAGAGATGGATCTATGCCAGACTCTAATGCACTAGTTGGTGTACAAAAACTAGCGGCACTAAATTCAAACACAGCTACCAGACATATATTAAAGTCAGGACTCTTTATGACAGAGAGACTAGCAGAGTGTATTGCTTATAGGATGTCTGACGTTTTAGAATATTCTGACATGAAGGATGACTTTGTAAAGAATATTGGAAAGTACAGCGTAGATATATTAGACGAAATCAAAGAGCTTCATTTACATGACTTTGGAATCTT